TGACTGCTGCCGATATTACCACGTTACCACTGCCTTCTAATGAATTTCCATTGATGGTTTTTAGTGGCCTTTTAGACTGAATAGAAGCCGTTGTTTCATCGCCTGTGTTAACTCCTGACTGATTGCCTATCGTGGTTAAATTCGCGTCGGTCACGAATCGCTTATTGACTGAATCAGTTATATTGGTAGTGGTCGATGTGTCTGTATTTACAACATTGCCCAATCCCACTGCTGACTTATCAAGTGTTTGAAATGTCTTATCGCCTCGATAGTATTGCGATGTAGTGCCAGCAGTTATTGTTGGCTCTTTTGCATTCAATGCCGTTTGCGTTGCTGATGAAATTGGTTTGTTGGCATCGGATGTATTATCCACATTACCAAGCCCGACTTGATCTTTTGTAGTTGCATGCGGATTGCTCGTGTTGCTCGTATGGGCAACTAAGTCCGCAGCGTTGGTAGCGTCACCTGCTTGCCTTGCCGTCGTTTCGGTAGACAAGTTGCCAGCAACCGTGTTGATGTTGTTTTGTAGTGTCGTATCTGCGGCTATTCGTGCATTGACTTCGGTTGTGAGTTCTCCATCACTTGCCTTTCCATCGAGTGCCGTCTGCAAATCCGTTTGAGCCGACAAAGTGCCTCCGATCGATCCCCAATTCACACTACCACCACCGCCACCTGTTGCACTGATGCGAACGCGGCCATCGCCTAAATCTTCAATGTTAATGTTTGTGCCTTCGACTAAATCCAATAAACTTTGCACTGCATTCAATGTGCCGTTTGTTTTTAGAACCAAACCAACGCGGCTGCCATTGCCACCTGTATTGTTACCACCCACTGCATAATCTGCAGGAATATCACATGCAGACCAGTCGTATGAAACTTGCAGGACAAGTGATAATGTAACACCTGTTACAACCTGTGAATAATCTTCAACAAATGGATCAATGGTTGATGTGCCAGATAATTCAACATCACGATTGAATAGCACATTGCCATTCATAATTTCAGCAATCAAATCCAATGCAAGACGTGTCATGTCGCTGATGACTTCACGCTGGTAATCTGCCTTTTCTTCCTTTGCACGTGGACAATCAAAGAACAAAACATCAAACGAATATTCCATCATGCCGGGCATCGGAGTAATTGATCCCGGTGCAACGTGCATTACTGGATACCTGTTTTCCTTTGGTATATCAATTAGGCTGATCGATCCATGACTGAATTGATTAATCATTTTGTGGCCATTGGCAAATGCCTCCAACCGATCGATCAATATGTTATAACTGCTGCCTGAATTGTTGTTTATCATATTCCTTTTTGTCTTGCATGTAAGTGAGATGCGTGAATATTCGTCTGATCGGTTGCATCGTGACTTGATCAAATTTGGTCACGTCATAATCTGCCATCATTTCGATCAGATGAAACCATCCCCATTTGTTAAGATTTATTGTTGCAAATGTTTCAATATCATCTCCTTCTCCTGCTGAAGTTCCATCATGGATTCGAGGAAATTCTCCAATAAGGCGAGTTCGAAAGTCGAAAAAAAAAGCAGTGCAGCATTTACAACGGACATTGATAACTGGTTAATGTCATCAGCATTGGCATATTGTTCTTCACCTGTATAGGTTGCAATGGTATATCTGTTGCCTAACTTTGTTTTGATTGGCCTGTATAGCACTGCCATGATGCATGTTAATTTTTCAACCTGTGGTTTTACAGGATCATAGACCATTTTGCAAAATTCATCAAGGTCAATCCATTCGTCGGCTGACATCATGTCCATGTCTGGAATGAAACCATATCGTGTGCCATTTAGGTCAACGAATTTCAAGTGCAACTGCGTTTCATTTTGGATTAACTGATCAAATGCAGTTACAATACGCTGGATGGATTCAGGATTCAATTTGCGCACCTGTTGCTCACTGCAATTAAGAGCGGCAGCGCATTTATCCACTGAATTCTTTGATGTATTCCATCTGATGTATTGTCCAAGTGTAATTGCAGTGAAATCAATGGGTATTGATAAGTTGCCATCGGTTTTGGTTTGTACACGTTTACGTCTAAAATACTTGATCATACTTCTTTTGGGATTACGATTTGAAATGGATTACCATCAGCACCGGTGATTTCTTGACGTTCGATATATCCGCGATCTTTTAGCAATGCCTTTGATGCAAATATTGTGGCTGCTGTATCACCATTTTTCACTAACTGCATCAATTGCGATTCCACAAAATCTTTTTTCACTGATAGCAAATTGTTGACTTCTGCTTTGTATGCCTCATCAGTTTTGAGCCATTCATAATGCGTAGATCGGTCAATACCAACAACTTTTGCAGCAGTGGTAACAATACCAAGAGATTTTTCCAATGCCTCGATCATGGCCTTTTTTAGTGTTGGATTTGGTTGTTTCATTTTTGTTCCTATATTTGTTATGCGATGTTAGTGTAATGGTAACATGCTAACTTTCCAAGTTAGATTCGGCGTTCGATTCGACCACATCGCTCAAAGCCCTGCGTTCTTGCAGGGTTATTTTTTTTCCTTTATACATTCCAGCGCCCATTTCATCTATTTTGCTGAATGGTAAAATTGGAACGGTTATTTTGCAGGTTTTGTCAATTAGATAGATATATCGAAGTTGGAAGCCTTTAATTTTTTTCCATCCAAAATGTTCAGCATCTAGATATTTTTTCCAACTTCCATATTTATTCATAATAGTTTTGCTTGATTTTATAGTCATTGAATGAATTTTTTTCCCATTAGGCAAGATAAATAAATCACTATTTTCTTTGATCAAAGTCAAATTAAACCCGCTTGCCCTGTATATCGTTCCATCCCCGCAATCACAACCATCTGAATAAGATAAAATCCACTTTATATTAGGTGCATTTTTTTTAATTAGCTTTATACTAATTGCAATACATCTGCTTTCGCTATACTTTGGCAAATATTCATCAAATGCCATTCGATTCAATTCTAGATAATCATGCCAATTTGTATTTTCAACTAAACCGATTGTTTTACTTTTATCTAAACTCGAACCATAACTCAAAACCCCATGCAGTTTGTTATCAAGAAAGCAACCAAAATGAAGACTGCTATTTGGCACTACTTTGCCGCTATAATGATGTTTCTTCACAAAGTCATTTGCGATCTTTGCAGGAATGACTTTAACAATTATTTCTTTTGCTCTGCCCATTGCATGATGATTAAATAAAGTGCATTGCCATTTGAATTTTCATTGCCCATTGTTTCTGCATATTTATATTCGTCAGTTGACTTAATATCTGCAATGGCATTCTGTATTTGCGCGGCCTGTTCATCCGCCAAAGTAAATGTCATTTGTTGAAATGGTGATTTTTCACCTGATGGCAAACTAAATTCATCTGTTCCAACTTCTATTCCTATGGATACCGGCAAATCCAATGCCCATTCAGTCAATTGCTCGGTGTCCCATTCGTTGGCAATCATATCCCAATCCCATTCACCAAATCCCACGTTATCCTTGACTATAAATTCACGCTGCTGATCATCACTCAATTCACTGGCCTTGATGATTGGCACTTCTTTGAGCCCAACCTCCTTGCATGCCTTCAATCGCATGTTGCCACCTAAGACAACCATGTCATCATTGACAACGATTGGACGCAATTCAAGCATCTTTGGAAAATCCTTGATGGATTGCACCAATTTCTTGAATTTGTCATCCTTGATCAATCTCGGATTGTTTGGATTGCTTTTTATCTCAGATAATTTAACGTGTTCAATTTTCATTTTTCCTTATTTTATTGGTGTTTCATCGGTGGGCAAATCGCATTTTTCATTACAAATCTGGCCAAACTTTGGCAGCAGTTGCATCTTTGATTTTCACCATTGAATAAAGCATGCCAGTGTTGGTTAGTGCAAACACCTTACCCAATGCTTCAATGTGTTTTTTAACGGCACTGACCGATTCTAATTGCTCTGAATGTTGCAGTATCTCGCCATTGCCTGCAATCAGTTGTACACGATAGCCTTTGACCTTACGTGCTGATCCTTCTTTTCTGAATGGTCTGTTGACTGAATCAACAATTTTAATGTGTGTTTTCATTTTATGTGGTTTTAATTGTTTCAAATCTGAATATCCTGTGTCGCATTTTTCAAATCAATGATGATGCGTTGTAGACAATCGCTGCAACTTGTTGGATCAATGTTTTTGCCAGCGATCTTTGATGCATACATGAACAATGGTTTGGCTTCTAAATAAGTCAATGATGATTTGTGTTGGTATTGCTGCAATAATTCTTTGATGCGCACCAATTCTTCATGGCTGATGCCATAGGCAAACCATTTATCCGCTGGACAGGATGCCCAACTGAATTTTGTTTTCCATTCCATCTTGCAGCCGCACAACTTCACCTTTTTTCGATAATACCGGACTTCATTTTGTTCCTGCACCACGTCATAATCATCTTTTGGTCGGTTAAAGTTTGCCAGAATCAAAGTGCCACAACTGCCAGTTGATTCCACAAAGAATTTGCATTTGCGGCAAATTGCCATTCGTTCATTTTTTACTTCACTTGGAACACTCATTTATTACTCAATTGTTTGTTCAATTTCTTTATGGCCCGACTTACGCGAAGCCTTGCAGCCAAATTACTGATGCCTGTCACGTTTTCGATTTCTTCGTATCCAATGCCCATTGCACGTGCGCGAATCAACTGCTGGTCTAATTGATTCAATCGCCTAGTCATCATATCAACGTATTCATAATCGATCAATCGTGCCATGTCAACTTCATCGTCTGCTTCATGCACAGGCAGCAAATCCATTGATTGCAATCGCTCTGCCTTGCCTTTGCTTTGTTTCAACAATACATACACCACATAGGTAGATAATTCACCACGATCCACCATTGGCTGGAATTTATCACGCTTTTCCAGTATGACTAACAACAATTCATGCAACAGGCTATCTGCACGATCCTTGTTTTTAGTTGCGTTTTGTATTGTTTTTCGCCAACTATTGTAATTTTTTTCTATTTCATTTTCAATTAGTTGCAAACTATTTTCAATTATTTTGTATAAATATTTGTACACACAAATATTTCGACATATTATTGCACCATCAAACGAAACAAACATACATTAAAATTCAAATCAAATGAAAACAAAAACAATACTGCATAACGGAATCAACGTAGTCAATTTGGATTCTATACGTTCTGCCAAATATGAAGACAATATTGACAGATATGGTGACCATTCAAACACGTGTTATGCCTGCGGCAAACCAACTGGATCACAAACTTTTGTGCATGAAACTACTTGTGGCCTGTTAGTGCCAGCTAACATTGGCGAAAACGAATTAGGCCAATATGGATTGGAATCACAGGGATGTTTTCCTATCGGTTCAGAATGTGCAAAAAAGTTAGATGCAGCATTCATTGTAAAGTATGCTGAATAACTGCAACGTCAAATAACAAAGAAACAAACAAACATACATTAAAATTCAAATCAAATGACAACTTTCAGAATCGCCTACAATGGCAACAGCACCCAAGCCAAATTACGCCTACAAAACGGCTATTATCTTAATGCAGACGATGCAAACGAGGCAGTTGTAAAATTCTACCGAATGTTCATGGATGATAACTATTTTCCACAGGAAGATGGCAGCATCCAAGACGAAGAAGGACGTGAGGTTATGTCACCAATGGACGATTGCATCAGCTATGATGGTGGCTACTTTATCGCAACAGAAGAAAAATAAACAATCAAACACTTATAACAATGACAAATCAAGAAAAATTATTTCACCTGCAACAAATGCACAAGAATGCATGCAGCATGATCGATTATTGCAAGGAAAAAATTGCCAAAAGCGAAGATTCATGGACAACCACATTATCATTGAATGCATTTGAAAAAGATGTTGCAGCATTGAAACATGCCATTAAAGGCATCCAGCTAATGCATGACATGGTTAATGAATCAAGCGAAGAAGGAGGCGATTATGGCTTCTAACCCGAAAATTCAATCAACCATTGTGGCGCATCCGCAATCTGGCTACAATAATTGGATCAATTATATCCATAGTCAATTTCATCCAAAATTGGTTATGCGTAGACCAACTTCTGGCGAAGTCATTGCCACCAATGAACACATGATTGTGTACCTGAGTTTGCTAGGCAACGAAGATTTGAAAGCCATCATTGCTGATCCATCACCCATCTACATCAATTTAGGATTGAATTCAATCAAATTTAGGCCTGTTATTCGCAGGAATCCATTTGGCACGTATGAAATCACATTCAAAGGTTCAATCGTGCGTATAAACGGCACAGGCAATGAATCACAACTTACTGAAGAATTTACCATGCGAACCAAATCAGTGTGGTACTAACACTTAATAAACAATCAAATGTCAACACAAATTACAACAAAGGATTTTTTCCAGCAACCAAGCGTGCAAAAGAAATTCCAAGAATTGCTTGGAAAGCGAGCACCACAATTTATTACATCAGTATTGCAGATCGTAAGCAATAACAAATTGCTGGCTAATGCAGATGCTGCTAGTATTTACAATGCAGCAGCGACTGCTGCCGTTTTAGACCTGCCATTGAATAATTCACTAGGCAAGGCATGGATCGTGCCTTATAAAGGTGCTGCTCAATTCCAATTAGGTTACAAAGGCTTCATTGAACTCGCCATGCGCACAGGTCAATATCAACGCATAAACGCAGTACCTGTGCATGAAAATCAATTCAAGTCATGGAATGCATTAACAGAAGATTTTGATGCCGACATGACTATTTTAGGCAATGGAGTTATCGTTGGTTATGCAGCCTTCTTCAGGATGAACAATGGATTTGAAAAATTTACCTATTGGCGCATTGATGAGGTCCGTAAACACGCTGCCAGATTCAGCAAGTCAGTCAACAATGGCCCATGGGCAACAGACTTTGATAAGATGGCACTGAAAACCATCATCAAAGCTATGTTGTCAACCTATGGTATGCTATCAATTGAAATGCAGACCGCCATCGTTGCGGATCAAGCGGTGATCAAGGATGCAGATACAATGGAAATTGAATATGTTGATGCTCCCGGTGTGGATGTTGACAAAGAAGAAGAACGTGCCATCTTGATGTTGAAGGATTGCAGCACACCAGAAGAAGTCCATGCATTATTGAAATCATTATCGCCAGAATTAGCAGACCGAATTAACGCGGATGCAGTAGATAAATTGGATTCATTTGAATAACTTTGTACAATTTTTTATACTTTTGCAAAACAACAAAAATCAAACAAAACATGAACGCAGACAATTTATTATTCAGATGCTCATCATTGGGCAGCATCATGACCGAAGCACGAAGCAAATCAGAACCGATTAGTGAAACGGCAAAGGCACATCTGTTGGAGGTGTATATTGATCACAAATACAAACGTCGAAAGGTAGTTACCACAAAATACATGGAAAAAGGATTGCAGGTTGAGGAAGATGCTATCACACTTTATTCCAGATTCACAAAATTGTATCATGCTAAGAATGAAGATCGCATCAGCAATGAATTTATTGCAGGCACACCTGACTTGTTTAATGGCAATTCAATACACGATGCTGATACCATTATTGACATCAAATCTTCATGGGATATATTCACATTCCATGCAGTAATTGGTAAAGGCATCAAGAAGTTGTATTACTGGCAGCTAATGGGATACATGGCATTGACAGGTGCAAAGAATGCGAAACTTGCATACTGCCTTGTTGATACACCGGACACAATCCTTAATGATGAAAAGCGAAAATTGCATTGGAAAATGGGATTAATTGATGATCAAAATGCAGACTTTGAACAGGCATGCAATGAGATCGACAGGCTTGGCAAATATGATGATATACCAGTGAATGAACGTGTGCATATCATCGAGATTGAACGAGATGAACAGGCCATCAATGCTATTTACCAACGTGTGGCTGAATGCCGCAAATGGATGAACGAAAATTTATATAACACAATAACAAACAATTAAAAAATGGAAATGACAAACGAACAAATCCTTGAAGCAGCATTCGCACAGATGCCGAATGAATTTACATCAAATGAATTTACCAATAAACTTCGTAAAAACAAATATGACAATAGATGGATTGCGAATCACGATAACGTTAAATACTTGCAGCAACATGCAATACAATTATCACTACGTAGATGGAAGAAGTTAGATGCGCGCATTGATACAAATGT